CATCCCAAACATCAGCAATGCTCTCCGGATCTGGGAGATCATCGTTCACGGCCTCAATCCAGTCCTGCCATTCCTTCCAGCTTTCTTTTCCGATACTGGTATCCACCATGAATTGTTTCTGGCCGTTCCGCATGATCCCCGGCATCCGCGACAACCGGGATGGGTTACGGTTCTGGTTATCGATTTTCAGACCGTTTTTATGACAAACCGTATAAAGGTAATCTACTCGTTTACGGTACTCGTCATAAGACCCGGCCTCAACTTTTACGATGGCATGAAGACTTTTTTTTCCTGAATGCACCAGGCACGCCACCGGCAATTCCAACTCCCTGATGATTGCGTTTTGTTTGTCAATTTCCATGGTGTCAGATTCCACAAGAGCATAACGAAAATCTGTGACATTTTCGTTTTTACAGCCCTGGCCATCCAGGGGGTTGAAGCGGATCCACGCGCCGGCTTCGGGTTTACAGTCGCCTAGTACCGAACCAATGTCTCCCTTCGACTGATTCAGTTGCTGGATCAGTTCGCCGGCAGTACGATCCCAGCATCCCTTTGTCGGTAGATATTTCCCGTCTTTTTCCCAGGTGTCCGTGACATAACCAACATTTTCAGAGGCTTCAAATAAGATTTCTAAATACTTTACTAACTGATCAACTGGCTTCCAGTCATCCGGGGCAGCTACTTCTTTTCCTTCCACCCAGTTTTTATCAATGACCACCAGCTCGTCCCTGGCTCCTATGATGTCGTCCCATTCCAGTTCATGACCGCCACGATCAGGGGACCAGCCATGATCTTTTGCCATTTGAACAATCGTACCAGCTGTCACCGGTTGGGAAGTTCCCCGGAAAGTGTCCCATTTCTTGAAGCACTCATTTGCATGGTACCGCCTTAAATCTCGGCGACTCCATTCATCCCAATCGGATGCCATATAGCCGGCATCCTTGAGTCCCATGCCGACATTGATCCACTCTTGATAGTCCAAAGCAGATGGGTCGATGTGATCCAATAATTCTATTAAGTCATTGCGATACTCCATAGATCATTCCCTTCCTGATAGATTTCAGTTTGTGGCTTAAAATTTGACGGATCAATTTCCCTGGGTATCCGCCATCCATTTGCAGCGATCCGATCAATCAGGTTCTTTGCCGATTCAAACTCCCAAGTACCGACATGATCAAATCCTTTACCTTCTAAAAATCGGATCTGTTTCGGGGTCGTTAGTCCATCGATTCGACGCTTATCCAGCCGCTCTAATAGTTTGGTCGCTTTCCCAGCATTGTCGATTTCATCGGGTAAGATCCCCAGCTTTTCAAGAGTCTTGACTTGCTTCTCTGAAGGTGGCCCCATTTCCCAGCCGAAAGCCGGAACATAGTTCGCCAGGTCTTCAGCTTGAATGCTCATTTCAAATTGCAGCGGATCCACAAGCTTTCGTTTGCGTTTCCGCATTTCCTGTAATTGTTTGGCCAAAGCTTCTTCACGCTGAGCAACAACATCCTCAGTGGCTTTTACTTCGGCTTCACTGATATCAAGGGGGCATCCGGCCAGTTCAATGTTTTCCGTCATTTTCTGCGCCACTTCTTCATTCTCGCAAATCAGGTGGGCAGGGTGACAGAGTTCATGACGTTCGGTATGCCAGAGAAAATCCAGCAATAATAAATATTCTTTCCCGGGGAATAACCTGGTGCCACGGCCTACCATTTGACTGTATAAGCTTCTAACTTTGGTCGGCCTGAGCACCACTACACAATCAACACTGGGACAATCCCAACCTTCGGTCAACAACATGGAATTACATAAAACATTGTATTTCCCTTTATCAAAATCTTTGAGCACCTGGGCTCGATCCTGACTATTGCCATTGACTTCCGCTGCTGAAAAACCTTTGCTATTGAGAATGTCTTTGAATTTCTGACTGGTTTTCACTAGGGGAAGGAATACAACGGTTTTCCGGTCCATGGCACATTTAACCATTTCATCTGCGATCTGGTGTAAATATGGGTCCAGGGCAGTACCTAAGTCGCTTGTTTTAAAGTCTCCGGCTTGTTGTCCTACTCCGGTAAGATCGAGTTTAAGGGGGATCGTTTGCGCTTTGATGGGACTGAGAAATCCTTCTTTAATTGCTTGTGGCAAAGTGTACTCATAGGCCAATGATTCAAAATAAGAGCCCAGATTCTTCATATCACCCCGGTCTGGAGTTGCGGTAACTCCCAACACCTTTGACTCGTCAAAATGCCCCAAAACACGCTGATAGCTGTCGGAAATGCAATGATGGGCTTCATCCACGATAATGGTGTCAAAAAAATTAGGGGAGAACTGATTTAAACGCTTCTCCCGCATTAAGGTTTGAACTGATCCAACAACAACCCGGTACCAGCTACCCAGGCATGTCTCTTGGGCTTTTTCGGTTGCACACCCTAACCCAGTCGACTGTGACAGTTTATCCGCTGCCTGATCCAAGAGTTCGCCCCGGTGAGCCAGGACTAAAACCCGCTCACCATTACGAACACAATCTTCAATCAGTTTGGAAAAAACGATCGTCTTTCCGCATCCCGTCGGCAATACCAGTAATGTTCTTTTGACACCCTTACCCCATTCATTAAATATTGCTGTTTTTGATTCCAGCTGATAAGGTCGGAGCTTCATGATTAGAAGCTCCCCGGGGTATATCCGACTGATGCTGGTTTGTTTTCATCAGGTTCGTAGATTTTTTTAATATCGTTTATCGTTCTTTCTTCGCCATCTTTGTTTTTATAGGTTCTTACTGAGACTTTTGCCCGGCCAGTGGATCCGACAACAGCATTCCAGTTCATATTTAGTTTTTCACCTTTTTTTCGCTGGCCAATGCCTGTAAAAAACGCACATAACATTCCTTCGGTTTTGGTGTGCAGGAATAAATTGTGTTTGATCGTGGTAGACCCTTCAGGAGTTTCAAACTTCAGACTGACAACCGCTTTATTACATGGGGGAAGCTTTTCGCTCCCATTGTGCCGTTGGCGTTCAAATTCAGTTACAACAAAGTCATAATCGCCTGCAGGTAGCAGGGTAAAATCCGGACCATCATTTTCAATTTGATCGTCCCAACCTAATTCTCGTTCTTCTACAAATTCACTCATTATTTAATTCTCCTTATAATTTTGATTTAAAATGGTACTCTTTCCGCATCGATCATGGCGAAAACCTGTGGCCACGCCTGGACTAAAACGCCCTCAATGAAATCGGGGGGATAATTCCGGATCGGGGTATCTTTCGGGAAGTATTTTTTCTTCGCAACAACTTCCTGAATTTCCAATTCAGTAACTTCTTTTTCCTTCATAAGATCAGCCAGTGACTTAGGAACCCCTTCGGGGACTTGGTAATCATTTGAAATATTTGGATTTTCCGTAACTTTCATTTCTTGCTGTTCATGCTCGATAATTTCGGTAAACCCTTCAGCTTCCAGCATTTTGGTGGCATCAACCTTTGATTCTTCCTTTGACTGCTCTGTAGGTGTCACGGTTACTTTCGGTTCTTCTTTTACAGTTGCTACTTGAGTCGGTGGTGTCGCAACCATTCCCGGTAAACAGTGAACAATCTGCAAAAAATCAAAAGGCAGTTCCAATGGTAGGTTATGACGGTTCTTTGCATCCCAACAGGGGTGGTGGGTGGTAAACATGACCCGCTTTCCGCCCTGTGCTTTATTCTTTCCTTTGTTGGCCCCCTGACCATCCACATTAACGACAGTGGTCTTATAATTGGCAAAGAGCACCATATCCGCCCATTCTTTTAGGAGTGGTCCCGTCTGTTTTTGAAGTTTTAATTCCCAGCGGTCATAAGCTCCCATTTCGTCGGGCTGTTCGAATTTTCGCATTTTTGCATGAGCAGTAATGACGACATTAATTCCCATTTCAACCAGTTCTTCTAATTTATTAAGAAGTCGCCCAAATTCTTCGGCCAGGTAAATATAGCCTTTGCCATATCCAAAGTCTTCAATCCCTTGTTTTTGATGCTTGGCGCAAATACTGGTAATACAGAGCTGTTCTGCCCAATCTGCAGTGTCAATGGCTAAGGTCTGAAATGATGTTGGGTTTTGCTTAACATACTGCACCTGATCAAGCAGCATCTGCCAGCTTGACGGTTTCGGCGTTCGTGCCACGTCCATATGCTTTGTGCTGCCCTCAGTGTCGATGAACAGGACGTTTGGGAACTGGGCGGCAAAGGTAGACTTGCCAATTCCTTCCGGGCCATAAACACAAATTTTTTGAGCGCCCTCGATCTTTCCTTTAATAATTTCCATTTAAAATTCTCCTGCCTTCCATGTAGTTTCTTTTTTTTGTTCCGGCGTAATTTCCGGGACCGTTTCGGCTCCAACAACATACCCGTCTTCAATAAGAATGCTGCATTCATCGCCGGTACTGACTCGGGTTGCTATGGCCTGAAGCCCTTCAGCTTCTAACCATTCCCCAAATTCTTTTAAAGTGTCCAGATCCATCTGTTCCAATTTATCCAAGAGAACAAAACCGCATTTAGGATTCAGCTTCCGGACAATGGCAGTGGCCACCTTCAGTTGATCCGATCCTGACAAGCTTTCCCACTTAAAACCGTTATAGGTCAGTTCGCCATCCATTACAGACAGTCCCGGGAGTGGGAGGTTTGCATTCGTCAGAAGGTCCATTTTCCTTAGACGGATCTTGTCAATTTCAACGCTTAATTGATCATATTGATCGGTATAGCTTTTGGCGTCTTCTTCGGCCTTATCTTTATCAAGATTGGCCCGCACTTTAATATTGATCGTCTCAATGTTCTGGATGCTGGATTCAAGGGCTTCGGTTGACTCATCGTGAAGATCTAAAGCCGATTTCCTGGCTGTTTCAAGATCTGCCAGAATCACCTTTTGTTTTCCCAGCAATTCGTCGATTTTCTTTTGAATATCAACGGCCTGGGATTCAAGAAACGAAAGATTTTGTCGTTTTCGCTGATTTTCTCCGTTCGTAGCAAGGATATCTTGCTGCTGCTTAATCAGATCGCTGGCACTGATTAGTTCTTTTGGAGCATCCTGGTAATACGGCTGCTCTTTGGCGAACTTCTTCTTCTGATCAGCAATCTGGCCGATGGCGTGGCGCCGGTTGTAGATTTCCTGTTCTTTTTGTTCCAATTCAAAAAGCTGTTCTCCGACACCGATAATTTGCAAAAGAGTATTCGCTTTTTCCTTGGAGGTTGACTCCATAAATTTTGGTAGGTTCAGCGCCAGATCAGCAACGAATTCATTAAGTAGCTGTTGACCGCCCTTCTGCCCTTCAGGATCGATAACCTTAAGGCTGCTATTTTTACCTTTTCGCTCAATAACAAGACCGTTATCCATGACAATATGAAGGGAAGGAGGAATAACTGACCCTTCCCGATGTGCCTGAACCGGTTTGTACCGGTCGCCACCCAATGCCCAGGCGATAGAGTCCAAGACTGAGGTTTTGCCCTGATTATTTTTACCACCAATTACCGTCAAACCATTGGCGGTTGGTTCAATCTTGACCGCCTTGACCCGCTTGACATTTTCAATTTCAAGTTTATTTATCTTCATCAATATACCTGCCTTTCAGAAATGCAGCTTTTTGTAAGTTCGACAATGCCAAACTCAAGCTGCTTTATTTTTTCATGAGATCGCTCAATTTCCATTGTCAGGTCATTGATCTTCTCAATAAGGATCTCAATTACCTGATTTGCTGTATCGTCCGTCATTTCGCCACCGACCGTTCCATCGCCTTATCCAGTCTTGTCAACATCCAACCATTGACCCGGAACAGATGCCCACCTTTGAATCCCTCAACGATTTTGATGTCATGACAGCCAGGTCTTGAATAAACAAGACCTTTATTACGCTTACCGTTGTATCCGTTCGCTTCCAGGATCTCCTTGATCCGTTCGGTAGATAAAGTGTAATCAATCGCTTGATCTGCACAAATTTCCATTAATTTACCTCCTCAAAATATTCCGGGTGCTGGTTCCGTAGATAATTCCAGACCTGACCGGCCGACATCGTGCCGACCAGCTCACCATCCTTAATGATCCGCTTGTTATAAGTGCCTGGTACCGGTCCGGTTGTATATCCTAATTCAGATAAAACGTCATTTAATGATTTTGCCATGTTAAAAATCCTTTCAATGTGGTATACTTGAAATAACTATTTACTTTGATCCCCTGATAACAGTTCCCGCTGTTTGGGGATTTTTTATTGTTCCACTTCCATGATCGCCTTAAAAATTGGGTACGCCTGCTGCGGTACAACCGCATTGCCTATGCATTTAAGTCTGTCCACCCTGGCGGGAACCCCATTAGCCACTCGACCCACATCGGGTTCAATTGCCCACCACCCTTCGCAATGGCTGCCGTCAAATGCTTCTGGTTCTGGCTTGGCATATACTTCTCCACAGTGTTCTCGCTGTCGTGGGGGCGTAGTGCTGTCGGGGTTTGTAGCATTTCCCTCAAAATCCGCTGAGGAAGTGTATCCTTGCCGTGATTCTCCGCTCTGCTTGGTGGTATGGTTGTCATTCCGTCTTTGCCGTCCCGTGTCCGTGGTGTCGGCCATAATTTCATTACTTCCGGATCCACTTGCTCCCTTAAATTCGCTGGCCGCGTTCTCCCTTTTCTGGTTGTATTCGCCTGCCTGATCAGCGCATCTGGTGATCTTTGGGGTAAATGATCCATCGTATTTGGCGTTGCCCACAAAGAAACATCTTGCCCGTCTGTGCGGCGCTCCGACAGCCGCAGCTTCAAAATTAAATACGGCGATATCGTATCCTTCACGCTCCAAGTCCTCACAAACTGTTCTCCCGGCAATGCCGATGATTCCAGGTACGTTTTCGCCAATAACCCAACGTGGCGCAAGTTCTCGGATAACTCTGAGCATTTCAGGCCAGAGATAACGGTCATCTTCTTTACCTTTTTGCTTTCCTGCCACGGAAAAAGGCTGGCAAGGGAATCCTCCGCTGACAATATCAACTGTTTGCATTCCTGTTTTTTCATAAAAACTCTCTTTCGTTAATGTTCTGATGTCTCGCCATCTCGGTACGTCCGGCCAGTGTTTTTCTAATACTTTTGTTGGATAATCTGCAAATTCACACTGTCCTACTGTTGTAAATCCAGCCCATTCGGCCGCTAGATCGAGTCCACCAATTCCGGTAAATAGGCTAAGATGTGTAAGCATTAATACCACCCCAATAAATCGGCCGTTTTCTGGCTTGCTGGTCCATAGCAATCGCCATTTTGAACTTATCTGAATCACCCAGCTTCACGTCGTAGCCCCGGAAAATTTGCCGGTCCACTTCTCTGGTGGTCTTCATTTGATCAACCTGATCGAGTGTTAATCTAGCCATTTATTTCACCCTCCTTCTAATATCCACAAATTGGCCAGCAAAGATGCCAACCATTAAACCAATTATTAACCCTAGAATTAATGTCATTTACTTTCCTCCTCTCAAGGCATCCAACCCGCTCTGAGTAATCCGGGGCTCTCCGCAGCAGTTGATCATGAATTTGACCAATCCGGCCATGATGGCCGTTTGTACTTCTTCTACAGGTACGCCGACGATCAGGGCCGCCTGGTGGATGGTGTAGTTAAGTTGCGGTTTCATAATTGAGCCTCCCCCATACCGTTAAGCCGCAGGATCTTCTTTTTCATCTTTTCAAGCTCCATTCCCATGTCATATTTTTCTTTCTTTAGTTCATGGATATTTCCCTGCAACCGCACATTCAAGTCACACTCTCTGGTGTTTTGCTCTTTTATGACTTCCAGCGTCTTCCGGTACTCAGCGTGATCAGCCGCCCAATCGGCCTGTAAATCGTTCAGGTCCTTAACCAGAACGTCGTTTTCTTCCTGCAACAGTTTGATCTCACCGCACCGGCAGCCATCGCTAAGGCTATCCTCAGCTTCTTGCAATATGTACTTCAGTGCCTCGTTTTCGGCTCTTAATAGCCGGTTGTAATCTTTAAGTTCATGTTTTTTCATTGGGTTCTATCCTCCAATTGTTTTTGAAACAGTTTCCTTTTCCACTCCGGCAATCGTTCCGGCAATACTTTAATGTTCCGATCCCCCAGCACCACATAAGGAAATGTAGGGTCACTATGAATCAGGCCGTACACACAATTAATACCAACGCCAAGGACCTTGGCGGCCTCCTTGACAGATAACAGTTCTTTTTGCATTAGATTGGCTCCTTTTTAAATTTTCGTGACAGTATTTGTTGTTTTCATGACACCGCTGTAGTTTCTTTTTGTTCATACTCCTATACTTAAGTTATCAGCGGTAGGACGCTGAAATCTAGGAAAGGAGGTGTGTTCTATGCTTACATTAGAAGAATTAGACATTATGCGTGAAAATCTTCAGAATCGATTAGAAGATATGTATCCGCCCACTACTGAAGAAGAATCCGGAAGCTCTTCCCTCGTTAATGCAATTGCTTTAGTTGCATCGCAAGTTTTCACACAAGGTATCCGCGAATACGAAAAGATCAAGGCATCAAGTTCGGATTCCGTAGATTAAGCTTTTCCACGTATGATTGCATGGTTTTTTCCCATGAATCACTGGCAATGCTGATATTTAATGTTTCCGTCCCCTGCTGCTTTTGCAATTCCAGTGCAAGAGCAGCCAATTCTTTTGGTTCTGCTTCGATTGTTATTTTCATGCGCTTCTCCTTTCTACTCAACCACCAGCGAAAGTACCGGTTTCAGCTTGTTTATGAAATAGATCTGCCCTTTTCCGGTAACCTTAGGTGTCTTGCTGACCGTTATATGGCCATCGCTATGCGATACCGAAGTCTCCTTAATCTCGAACAACCCCATCTCCATCGATCTTTGTGTTGGCATGCTGTAGTCAGTCCCTTTTCGGTTTATCAGGTAGCCGTTCTGACGCATCCATTCAAATAGCCTATTTTGACCAGTGGCAACACCGTTTTGCTTAAGAATCTTTGCCAACTCTCCGATAAGGATCGAGGTGCTGCTGGCGGCGACTGAGTCGGCGAATACTGCCTTCGGTATCAATTCCTTGATCTGACGTTCCTGGTTCTCAATTGTTTCATGAGCTTCAAGTACGGCAAGAGCAAGAAGTTCTTTCCCGTGTGGTAATGGTGGCGCTTTTATCGTTTCTTCCATTTTGTTGAATGCTTCGATGAATTTCAGTTTCCACCCCAATGCCTTTGCTCCGGTGAAGCCCATAGCAAGAAGCGAAAAACCGTCTCGGGTTAATTCATATTGCTTGTAAGGCTTTCCAGTTCCAGCTTTATAACTGGATTCAATGAAGTAGTCAGCCCCCAATTTTGGGTTTTGATCCAGCAACGCTTCTACATCTCTTAAAACATGATCGTGCCGTTTCTCAAATCTCTCCGCAACCTCCCGGCTGCTTACCGTCAGTTTTCCGTCTTTGTTTGTGATATTAATTAAGTTGTTCAAATTGTTTTTCCTTTCTGTCCCCTTCAATCTGATATAATTGGTTATCAGGAAGGAGGTGAATAATATGTCTTCTTACACATCTGATCTTCTCGACCGCATCCAAAGTGATTGTGAAGATCATCCTGAGCGCAACAATCGTTTGAGTATTTTCTTTTCAAATGATCTCTCTGAAAAGAGCAAACAGATTGACGCTTTAGAAGAACTCGAATCATCTGGCGATATCATCATTTACGCCAAAGCTCTCGGTTACTTCGGTATCGAATTGCTTTAATCCTTAGCTTATCCAGGATAATACCAATCAGCCCTGGGTAGGCTTTTACCTTTTTTACTTCAATTTCGTGAAGAAATTTACTACCTTCTTCACCAGCACACACTTCGACATTTTTTACACCTTGTAAAAAGCTGTATTGAAATTTAACAAGGTAAGTCTTGCGGTCGTGGGTAAAACATATGTATTTGTTTTTTATCAAATAGTTGCCTCCTTTCGTTTTGTTTACCCTGCTAAACTTCGTCGTCAAAAAAAATATCAGCTATTTTTTTGTTTAACGCTTTAGCAATTTTCAACAGTGTAATATTTGTAGTAACCGTCGCTCTACCAGTCTCCAAGCCGTTGATTATAGATCGCGAAACACCTGATTTATTTGCTAATTCATCTTGCGTCATTCCCGCTTCTTCTCGCGCTTCTTTTATTCTGTAGCCCATTTCATCACCTCCGTTCGTTATGTTAAACTTAGTTTAGCATGTTAAACAAACTCTGTCAAGCGTGTTAAACAAAATATTTTAAAAATGTTCATGTGTTTAACTTATTAAACTTTCCTATTGACTCTTTCCTTCATTAAGGTGTATAATGCGTTAAACAGTCGAAAGGGGATTTCAAATGAAATTAGGAGAATATATTAAATCTTACCGAGATGAACACGATATGACGATGGAAGTTTTCGCAGGCAAGAGTGGATTAACAAAGGGCTATGTTTCAATGCTGGAAAAAGGCAAAAATCCCAGAAGCGGAAAAGAAATAGTCCCTTCTCTTGAGACAATTAGAAAAGTTGCTGACGCCACCGAGGTGAAGCTGGATGATCTAATAGCAAGTTTAGGAGACAACCATCCTGTCGCATTAAGAGACGGTCAGAGCACCTCGAATCTTACTCCTATTAATCTTGACTCCGACACTATCACTATTAAAGTCTATGGATCAGTCCCAGCTGGCCAGCCGATCGAAGCCCTTGAGGATATCATCGGCTATGAAGAAATCCCGACAGCTTGGACTAGGTTCGGCAAAGAATTTATTGCCCTAGTCGTTAAGGGTGACAGCATGTACCCAAAATATTTTGAAGGTGACACCGTAATTATTGAAGTCACGCCCGATTGCAATAATGGTCAGGATGCTGTAGTTTATGTCAATGGTTACGATGCCACCCTCAAAGAAGTTCACAAGAATGATGATGGATCTGTTACTCTAAAGCCTTTCAACCCGGAATACCCACCTAAAACTTATCAACCCGGAAAAGATGGTGTTACGATCCTCGGGGTGGTCAAAGAGTTAAGACGAAAAATGTAAATCCATTGCAATGCTTTTCAGCATGATCTATAATAAACTTATCTTATTTAGGAGGTAAGTTGTTATGAAAAGAAAATTACTAATCTTAATGTTGACAGCGCTAACGTTATTTACCGTTAGCGGGTGCGGATCACCGAAAGCGACATCAAAGGCGACGGTTGAAAAATATCTAGACCAGCGCCTTACCGGGAACTGGATGCTTAGTGGCGACGGGTATACAGGAAACGACGAATTTGAATACATGACTGTTGCTATTAGTGAAACTGGGAAATACGATGCCGAAGCAAAAGTGGCCGGTACAGGTGAAGTTGTCCCGGTTGTCGGCACTTATAGCGTCGACAAAGATGGCAATTTATACATTGTAAAGAGTGGCGGAGAAGAAATACTTTATTACTACACCTTACAGG